GCACGACGATTACGGGGGCCGACTTCCCAACCTCACAGACGGGTTCGGCAGCTGCGCATCTTGGCGGTGTTTCGCAAACCGTAACGTGGAACACATCGACGAGCTGCAGCATTGCCAGCATTGCTCGCGGTGATCTGGCATACGGTAACTACAACCTCACAGTTACTGACGCAGCCGGCAACACCTCAGCGAATTATGCAACGTCGCTCAGTCCTCAGGCCGGCTGGAAATCCATCACGACCTCGGGCACGCTCGCCGATCCGTCATTACGACTCACGACGACGCCGGTTGATATCGTCAGCGGAAATCAGATATCTGTCGGAAATGTCGTTGGCGGCACAATCGATGACATAACGTTGTACGTTGACGGCAGCTATTCATGCGCGGCCAGTGTCATCAGTTTTGACTACGAAGTGCATGATGGTACTGACTGGGGCGCGGTCGGAACGGAGTATCCAAGCTCTGCCAACGGAAAGAGGGGGCTTTCTAGAAACTTGGCTAGAACGTTATATGGTTCACTAAATCAGGATTTATCCCAATGATTTATACATTCGCAGCAGATGATTCCTTTGATGATGGTCCTGCCTCAACAACCACAATGGGATTTGTTGCTGATGCCAGCTCATGGGGTGGGGGAACCATTACTGTTTCAATTTATGATAACGACCAGGCCGGATGGGTTCCGGTATATACGGATACTGCAGATTTCAAGCAGGAAATCGTTATTGGGAAAGGAAACAGATATCAGGTTTCATTATCTGGATCAACAAGCCCGTCATCCGCAACAATATCTGTCTTTGCAATAAGATGAAAACCTTTTACGTCTACCCAAGCAAGTCAGATACGACTTGCGTGTTATTGGCGCGTGAAGATGAGGCTCAGACCGTTCGTTTTGATTGGTCAGCCAAAGCCGCATCGGAAGGTACCAGCGTATCAAGTGTGGCATGGACGGTAGACAGCGGAAATGCATCAGTGTCAGGCGCTGCTGAATCAGCAGACATCGCAACGGCACTGGTGACAACTTCAGACACTGCGGATAGCGTCATACTCGTTAAGGCCACAATGGCAGACGGGCAGATTGACATTGTTCGCCTTGATGTATTAGTGAGCTAATGCCAGCGGGAAGGCCGACCGATTACAACGAAGAGATAGCAGCGATCATATGCGAAAGGCTAATTGCTGGTGAGTCTCTGAGGGCAATTTGTCGCGATCCAGGCATGCCAGACAAGGTTACTGTCCTTCGCTGGCTTACCAAGCATGATCAATTCCGCACCCAATACACGCAGGCAAGAGAGCTTCAGTCAGAAGGTGAGTTCGACGAGATAGAAGATCTGGCAGCAACTGCAACGCCTGAGACTGTCAACGTTGTTCGGCTCCAGGTTGACACCCGCAAATGGGTGTTAGCTCGCAAGTCTCCAAAGAAATACGGCGACCGGGTATCGCAAGAAATCACCGGCTCCATGAATCTAAATCACAAACACATAACAGAAGTAAGTGACGAGGAGCTGCTTGCAGTTATCCAAGAAAGCAGCGGCTCAGGAACTGCTTAAACGCAGACGGGCACGCTCTAACCTCGTTGACTTCGCACGCTACACGCTCGCAGGGCAATACATACCGGCTGACCATCATCACCGTATCTGCGAGAAGTTAGAGGCTGTGGCAAGGGGCGATATCAAGCGGCTGATGATCTTTATGCCGCCTCGACATGGCAAGTCTGAACTTGCATCACGCAGGTTCCCGGCATGGTTTCTTGGGAACAATCCAGACAAGGGCATCATCGCCGCAAGTTACAACTCAGAGCTGGCCGGTGACTTTGGCCGTGATGTGAGAAACATTGTGGCAAGCCCAGAATATGGGGCGCTGTTCAAGACTGGGTTGGCCGCTGACTCTAAAGCTGCTGGCAGATGGCATACAGACAAAGGCGGTGGTTATGTTGCTGCCGGTGTTGGTACTGCTATTACTGGCCGTGGCGCTCACGTTCTACTGATTGACGACCCATTCAAAGATCGCGAATCGGCAGACAGTGAAACGATCCGAGACAAAACCTACAACTGGTACATGTCAACGGCATATACGCGCCTTGAAAGCTCAGTAACAGAACAAGACCCTGACCCCCTCTGGCAGCAAGAGCTTGCAGAAGGGAAGCTTAAGCCATTTCAGGGCGCAATCGTACTGATCCAGACCAGATGGCACGAAGACGACCTTGCGGGGCGTTTATTGGCCGACATGGAGAATGGAGCAGACCAGTTTGAAGTGCTGTCTTTGTCGGCCATCGATGACAAGGGCTGCGCATTGTGGCCCGGCAAATACCCGATTGAGCGCCTAAACGAAATCAAGAGAGCGCTACCAGATCGAGAGTGGCAAGCGCTTTACCAGCAACAACCAACGGTCAACGAAGGGACATTCTTCAAGCGGGAGTGGTTCAAGCGTTATCGGGTTGGTGAGCATCCAAGGCACTCCACAACCTACATATCGACTGATTTTGCTGTCACTGCTGATGCTGGCGACTTCACAGAGCTTGGCGCGTTTTGCCTGTCACCTGATGACGACATATTCATCACGGATTGGTGGCAATCGCAAGCCACCTCTGACGTATGGGTTGACCAGGTAACTGACTGGTTCAAAGAAAAGCAGCCAATGTGCTTCTTTGGTGAGGCTGGCGTTATACGTCGCTCAGTCGAGCCGTTTCTAGGCAAGCGATGCGCTGAGAAGAAAGCATATTCGCGCATTGAATGGCTAACCAGAGCTGGCGACAAGGCAGCCATGGCCAGAGCGTTTCAGGCTCGCACATCCATGGGGAAGGTTTACATCCCTCATTGCGATTGGGGCGACCGTTTAATCAACCAATTAGTGGCATTTCCTGCGGGCAAGCACGACGATGCGGTTGATGTGTGCGCATTGTTTGGTCTGGCCCTTGAAGAACTGATCCCCGGCATGTTGCCGAAACCGAAAGACGAACCCAAGACCGACGCTTGGGGCCGATACAGAAGAGAATCCAACGACCGATGGAAAACGATGTGATGAAAGACGACGTTACGCCCGGTTCATTCGTCGAGCAGTACGAGTCATACATTGACGCCACGGAAGACGCCCGCGCCGCCGCTGAGCGTGACCGTGACTATCGGAATCTGAAGCAGTGGACGGATGAGCAGAAGAAAGAGCTGAACGGGCGTCCTCCGGTTGTCATCGACTACATCAGCCGGAAAGCTGACTATTTCATCGGTATCGAGCAGGAACAGAGAACCGACCCGAAGGCATTGCCCCGCACGCCCAAGCATGATGACGCGTCCGATGTCATTACCGATGTGCTGCGTTATGTCGAAGAAGATCAGCGCATCGATGAGCTGGCAACCGACTGCTTTGAAAACCTCGTCGTTGAGGGCGTATCAGCTGCGATTATCGATGCCGAGCAGAAGAATGACGAAATCTGCGTTGCTGTTCGTCAGATAGATTGGGATCGCTTCTACTATGACCCTCACTCACGCCGCCGTGACATGTCAGACGCTGCGTTTATGGGCGTTGTTGTTTGGATGGACTATGCCAAGGCAAAGCGACTCTACAAGGGCAAGAAAGAAGAGATTGAGGCCGCTGTCGCTAATGACAACGTGCTGGCCACGACGCACGAAGACAAACCGCTGTGGATTGACAAGAAGCGCAAACGGTTGAAGGTCTGCCAGCATTTTTACCTGGGTGACGATGGCGAGTGGATGACCTGTCATTTCACCAAGGGCGCATTCCTGATTGAGCCAAAGCCATCACCCTATGTTGATGAGTACGGCAAGCCGGTCAATCCGATTGTGGTCAATACGGCCTATATCGACCGTGACAATAACCGATATGGGTTGCTCCGTCAGTTTGTCGATATCCAAGACGAGATAAACCACCGTCGATCCAAGGCCCTTTGGCTCCTGAGCAATCGCCAGACCTTCTCTAATCGTCAGAGTGGTATTGACGAGCACGACGCACGCAAGCAGCTGGCCAGACCTGATGGGCATATTCAGATGCAATCAGGGCAGTTTGGCGTTGATTTCGGGATCATTCCAACCAACGACATGGCGCAAGGTCAGCTTGCCATGTTTGAGAATGCCAAGTCTGAGATTCTTGGTTATGCCACGGCTGTTGATCCTGACAGCCAGTCAGGCCGCGCCATGATGGTCGCCGATAACAAGGCGTTCAAGGAGATCGGTCGGATATTCGCAAGTCACAGGCGGTTCAAAACTGACATTTACCGTCATTGCTGGCTGCGCATTAAGCAGTTCTGGACAGATGAAAAGTGGGTTCGCGTCACTGACAACGAACAGGCGCTTGAATGGGTCGGGCTGAATATCCCTGTGACCGCTGCTGAGCAGTACATCATGCAGCAAACCGGCGCACCACTGAAGGACATCAAGATTCAATACGCGCAACAGTTAGAACAGGTCTACGCCGAACAGCCGGAAATGCGTCAAGTGGTCGAGACGATCAACGACGTTGCCAAGATGGATGTCGATATCAACATCGAGGCGGTTCCAGACACGCTGACCTTGCAGCAAGAGCAATTCCAGTTGCTTGCCGATCTTGCCAAGGTCTACGGCCCGCAGGAAGTGCCGTTCGATTCTTTGGTTGAGCTGTCAGGCATGCGCAACAAGAAGCAATTCCTTGACCAGCGCCGCAATGGTCAGAATCAGGCCGGTCAGGTTGCCGCACAAGCCGCGCAATTGCAGCAAGCCAAGGCAATGGCCGACATTGAGAACAAGCAGGCAGACACGGCTGTCAAACAGGCTCAGGCCATGAAGACGACCGCCGATGCGCAGACCTCGCAGCTTGAAGGCGTGCTGCTGCAATCAATCCCAGACGTAACACCGAACGTCATCATCTAAAAATTTTGATTTCCGCATAACAATGGCGTCCACAGTGACGCCTTTTTTTATGCCCCGCCGCCGGGGTTCCGGGCGAAATGGCCGCCGCATATTCGGGCGTTTGTAGGTGATTCATGACAGACGAACTATCAGCACTCATTGGAGATGAACCCGTTGAAACGCCGGAGGTGGTGGAAACACCAGAGCCGACGCCAGAACCGGAACAGGGCGTAAAACAAGAGGTATCTGAGCCGCCATCAGAGACACCCAAAGAGCAGGTAGAGCCTGATTCATGGACAAAAGCCGCTGTATTAGACGAGCGGAAAAAGAGACAGGCGCTCGAAGCTGAGCTTGAGCAACTGAGGAAAGCGCAACAGCAACCGGAACAGAAGAAAGTTGACCTTTTTGAAGACCCGGACGCATGGCAGCGCAACCTGTCTGAGCAATTCAGCCATCAGGTACTCGAAACCCGCATCTCCATGAGCCGCGAAATGTTCGCAGCCATGAAAGACGACTACGAGGAAGCTGAGGCCGCGTTTGTTGACTATGCGAAGCAATATCCAGAGTTGATAACGCAGATGACGCAAGCCGCTGTGCCCGCGAAATTCGCTTACGAGCAAGGCAAGAAAGTTTTGGCGTTCAATGAATTCCAGAAGTTCGACGCCGAAACCGTACGCGCAAAGATTCGCGAGGAAGAACGCGCAAAAGTCATGGCTGAGCTGCAACAGCAACAGTCCGCAAAGCAAAGCAAAGTCGCCAATCTCACGCCGTCACTCGCGGCGATACAAACCCAAACCGTTAAAGACGACCCAGAGCCGACGTTAGAGCAGCTTTTGGGCCGCTGATCATTTTCAATTCGAGGTAATACACCATGTCGAACACGACTGTATCAAGCAGCAACGTGATGACTCGCTATGAACGCGAGGTCACCAAAGAGTACATCCGCAATAACCGCTTCAGCCGCTACACCGGGACTGGAGCCAATAACATTATCCGCATTCGTGAAGGGCTGGAAAAAGTCAGCTTCCCGCTGATTCCCCGCCTTAAAGGTGCTGGCGTATCGGGCAACACGTCGCTCCGTGGTAACGGTGAGGCAATGCCGAATTATTCGTGGGATTTGACTCCGACCTACATCCGCCACTCTGTGGAGTTCACGAAAGAAGAGTTGGATAAACCCGCATTCGACATGCTGGCAGAAGCCAAGCCGCGCCTCCAGGCATGGGCCAAAGAGCAGGTGCGTGACGATGTGATTGAAGCCCTTGGCGCAATCTACAACGGCACCACTTACAGCTCCTACGCTACTGCGGCGGAAGCTGCAAAAGACACCTGGCTGACCAACAACAGCGACCGCGTTCTGTTCGGTGCTGCGAAGTCTAACGCCAGCTCGCTGGATCACTCTACCTCTCTCGGCAACGTTGACAGCACCACCGACGTGCTTAGCACCGGCATTGTTTCGCTAGCCAAGCGTATGGCGAAAATGGCCGACCCGCACATCACGCCGTTCATGACTGACGACGATGAAGAGTGGTTCGTTCTGTTCGCTGGCTCTTACGCCTTCCGCGATCTGAAGACCAGCCTGTCTACGGTTCACCAGAACGCAGCTCCGCGCAGCTTGAAGGAAAACCCGCTGTTCCGCGATGGTGACTTGGTGTGGGATGGCGTAATCATTCGCGAAGTGCCTGAAATCAGCGTCATCAGCGGTGTGGGTAACGGAACCATTGACGTTGCTCCTTGCTACCTGTGCGGTACTGAAGCGGTCTCGTTCGGTCTCGGCAAGAAGCCCGGTCTTATCGTGGACAACAGCTATGACTACAACTTCCAGCCTGGCGTTGCTGTTGAGCTGAAGCATCAAATCCGCAAGACCTTCTTCAACAACATCCAGCACGGCATGGTGACTCTGTACGTTTCTGGAGTCGCGGACGCGTGATGATTGGGGCAGAAATGCCCCTTTCTTTCTGAATTAAATCAATTTGAGAGGATTCAAAAATGGCAGGCGAAACCGCTAATGCTGATGGCTACAACACAACCGCGTTTTCTGGTCATGGTCGCCAATTGTGCGTCCTTGATGTAACGCACGAATTCACAACCGGCCAACTTGAGCTGGCTGACAAACTGCGTATCGGCAAAGTGCCTGCCGGTGCGATCTATGTTGGCGGTTATCTGGCCACCGATGACCTGGACAGCAACGGCGCTCCCGCGCTGGTTCTTGATGTTGGCGACGATGACGCAAGCAACGGTCTGCTCGATGGCGCCACCACGGGGCAAGCTGCTGCAATCACCACGTTCAACGGTACTTACATCACCAACAAAACGACCGTGAGCGCAGAAAAGACCATCTCGATCACCGTTCAGACCGCTGCGGCTACGGCTGCCGCTGGTACTGCTCGCGTGGTTCTGTACTACTACGTGCCGTAAGGAATGGCGGGGTTTCGGCCCCGCTTTTCTCTCATGTTATTCGAATTCATCGGGCAGTGCCCGGAAGACCAAGGCGTCAAGTGCTTTGGCATTCAATTCCCTCGCGGTGTGGCGGTAGAAGTCACAAACGCTCACATCATCAAGAAATTACTCGGCAACAATCATTTCAGGGTGTTCGAGCATGCCAACGAAAGCAGAGATACGCGACCGGGTGCTGAAGAAGCTGGGAGTGTTAGCGCGTGGCCAGACCGCGAACGCCGGAGACGCAAGCCACGTCGAGCAAGCGTATGACGAGTTACACGCAGAATTGACCGAACGAAGCCTTGCTGTATGGGCGCTCACTGCTGACGTGCCCGACAAGCTGGCTCAGTCGGTGGTGGATATGCTCGCGTTTCGTGTGTGCAATGACTACTCGGTATCAAATGACCGTTATGCAC